AGCCGGATGCTCAGTGATCTGGATGAGAGAGCCCCGGCAGCAGCTGCGTCAGCTTTGTACGATGGCGCCGGCGTCATGCGGGACAAGATCCAACAGGGCACAAAGGATATCGCGGTAGCACCGTTCCGGTTCGCGCCGCCGGGGACCAGGCGAGCACCGAGCCCGGAAGAAAAGCAGGTTTTGCTGGATCACGGAGTCGGTATCGCAAAGTTCGACAGAGACGGTACAGAAGTCAGCACGTCTGTCGGTCTGAGCGGCAGCGGATATGTTGACTGGTTCGGAAAACAGAAACCAGTGGCCCTGATCGCCAATTCAATCAATTCCGGAACGAGTTTCATGAACAAGCAGCCATATTTCCGGAAAGCTGTCAGCGCCGGGAGTGCGCAGGTAGAACAAACGATAGTCCAGGCGCTTGAGAAGAGCCTGGGAGAAATAACGGGAGGTAAAACATGAACGCAAACGTTGGGATGCAGTATCCTGTTTTCGCCCCGGTGGACACTTATACGCCGGGGACTTCAATCACTTACGAAGCCGGTATCGTTATCGCGGAGGCCGTGAGCGCCAGCATCAACTGGGAGCGGGCGGACGGCAGCTTCTACGGGGACGATATCCTGCTGGACAGCGACAACGGTGTCCTTGGGTACACGATTGACTTCGAGCCCTCCGGCCTGTCTGATGCAGCCCGCGCGGCGCTGCTTGGTGAAGTGTCTTCCGGCACCGGCAGCGAATACTCCATTACCGAAGACGCGAGCCCGGACGGCGGCTTTGGCTACATCCGCGTCATGCGGAGCAACGCCGGCGGCACTGTGGCGTACAGTTATGAGGGCTGGTGGTACCATAAGCTGAAGTTCGGCGTCAGCTCCGAGGAGACCAGGACGAAAGAGCGGGGTACCGAGTGGCGGGTGCCTACGCTGAACGGCGTCGGCGCCGGCGTGAGCCTGGACAACACCGGCAAAATGAGCTTCGCGGTGCACAAGACTTTCGACACTCTTGCGGCTGCCAAAACGTGGCTGAAAGGCAAAGCCGGAATCACCTAAAGCTGCAATGTGGGGCGGGGATTGCATTGGGTCCCCGCCCTTTTTTGATAGAAGAAAGGGGCAAAAATGATTACTATTACGCTTAGGGGAAGAACGATCCCGCTGCTTTATACGACTTACGAAATGAAAACCATTCAGGAAGAGATCGCACCCATCGGAGAAGCCATTCCCATGGTCCTGGGCCGGAACCCGGACGATAAAACAGACATGAGCCGGTACGGAAGCGCGGAGCACCTGGGCGCCATGGCAAAGCTGATCCGGATTTTGGGTAACGCTGGGCTGGAAGAAAGCGGCGAAGAGCCGGATCTGACCGACAAGAAAGTCATGAGGGCCCTCCGCCCGGCAGAACTTGCCCAGGCCATGAATCGGTGCATGGACGCCATGAATGCCGGCATGGAGAGCGAGATCCCGGAAAAGGATTCCGGGCCGGTAGATGTGACGCTTGAGGAAATGAAAAAAAAAGAAGAGAAGGGCGATTGACCTATCTGGCAGTGGTCAGCATGGGGCTGATCGCCGGGCTGAATCTGGCGGAGATTAACCGGATGCGGCCGGGCGCGGTGGTAGATCTGTACATCTATCGGCGCAATTATGATGATACCCAGCACGGGATCAAAAGGGAGAGGTGAGCATGGCCGGCGTAAATGTCAAAATGGGCGTGACTGGTGTCGCTCAGTTTAAGCAGAATATCAACCAGGCGCGAAACAGTCTGAAAACGCTGGATGCCCAGTTGGCCCTGAACGAGAAACAGTTTAAGTCAACCGGCGACTCCGAAACCTACATGAAGCAGAAGAGCGAACTGCTTCAGAAGCAGATGGAGGAGCAAAAGTCCGTCATCGAAAACGCTGAGCGGGCGTTAAAGCAGATGACGGACAATGGCGTCAGCAAGGCCAGCAAGGCATACCAGGATATGCAGCGGCAGCTGGCCCAGGCGAAGGGCGACCTGCTTGACTCTGAGAGCGCTCTGAACCGCATCGGGGAAGCCGGAGAGGATGCCGGAAGCGGCGTTGACGCCATGAATACCCAGCTGAAAAGGATTGGTGACGGCGTCAATTACCAGAACGTGATCAGCGGCCTGGACAGCATCACGAAAGGGATGCAGACGGTCGTTAAAAAAGCGTGGCAGATGGGTGAAGCCATCGTCAGGGGCACGCTGGGCGCGGGCAGCTGGGCGGATGAGCTGATGACCACAGCGGCACAGTATGAGATCAGTCCGGAACAGCTTCAGCGGATGCGGAAGACAGCCAACCTGATTGATACTGACGCTGACACGATCGTCAGCGCCCAGCAGAAGATGCGTCAGGGCATCGGCAAACGCGATAAGGAAGCCATGGGCGCATTTGCGGCGCTGCTGGGAGATTATGACCCGACAATCAAGGATGCGGAAGACGCTTTCTGGGATGTCGGAGAAGCGCTGATGAACCTGGACAACGAATATGATAAACAGGTTTACGCGCAGAAACTTTTTGGCAAAAGCTGGCGGGAGCTGATTCCCCTTTTCAGCACCGGCCGGGAAGAATACGACAGGACCATGGCGTCCTGGAATGTGCTCGAACAGGATCAGCTGGACGATCTGGGGAAGATGGACGATCAATACCAGAAGATGACCAGCGAGTTTGAGACATTCAAGATGGAGATGCTGACCGCTTTCTCCGGACCGATGACGGAGGGCATGGAAACCATTACCGGGCTATTCCGTGAGCTGAACGCCTACCTGGATACGCCGGAAGGTCAGGCCATGCTGCAACAGATGGGCGAAACGATCAGCAGCCTGATTAAGGACCTGACGGAGATCGATCCCCAGACGGTGGTTGGCGGATTGCAGGCCGTTATCAACGGGATCACGGATGCGCTGAAGTGGATTGCGGATCACAGTGGAGAGGTTGTGACGGCGCTGGAGGCCATGGTGGCCGGGTGGGCCGCGCTGAAGGTCACGGGCGGCGTGCTGAAAGTGCTGGAAGTGGTCAACGGCCTGAAGTGGCTGAAGTCGAATCCGAATGTGAAGCTGCCGAGCGACATCGGCACCAACGGTGGCGGAAACGGAGGCACAAACGGCGGCACCTGGAAGACTGTCGGGAATGTTTTCACATCGACAGCAGCGAAGGTCATTGGCGGAGCGGCCGCATTTGGCGTGACACTGTTTGAAAACGTCATTAAGCATCAGGGAAACGATGATATTTATCAGGACGCAAACGGAGAATATCGCCGGGTTGATACCAACGAGCTGGCGGAAGAGGGCCATGACACGGCCGGCTTTGTGATCGCGGAGATTGATGACGAAAGTGTCAGAAAAATCGCGGAACAGACCGCGGCACAGAATGCCGAAGAGGAAACGGTCCTGGACGATGAGCCTCTGCTGGACATGAATCAGCGGCAGATCGAAGCGGCACAGGAATACTGGGACAGCCGGCGCCTCGGTATGGGCCCGGAAGAAGTCGGCGAAAGTATGCGGTGGCTGGCGGAAACCATGCAGGATGAACCGGCCATGCTGGATAAGCTGATGTCGCTGATTGAAGATTTCGAAAAGAGCCCGATGTGGCAGAGCGAAGACTTGCCGGACTGGTGGTTCCCGGAATTGCAGAACGGGCTTGACGATGCTTTCGACAGCATGGAGTCCGCTGTGGATGATCTTGTCGGAGATAGCGGGAACAGAAAACAGGCTACCAGCGACCTGAACAGCGCAACGGCCAGCCTGAGCGGGCTCCCTGGTGTGATCCAAGCGGCGATCCAGACCGGAATGAGCGGAATCCGGGTGTACATTGACGGCCAGGCCGCGGGCGGTATCCTGACGCCCTATGTAGGGGCACAGATGGCCGGAATGATCCAGGCAGTATCTGGATAAGGGAGGCGGAACATGATCCTTACAAGACGGGCGGCGCTTGGTGGCGTCCAGCTGGATGAGATCCACAGCGGGATCATTATTCGGCAAACGAACTCCGGCGCATCACGGCAAACGACACAGTACACGAGCCGGATGGGTGACGCTGGCCAGCGGATGACACATCAGCACTGGGAGGATCTGGAGGCGTCCGTGTCCTTTGCGATTGATGTGCCTAAGACCAATATGGCCATGAGACGGCAGATCTTCGAGCAAGTGATGGCGTGGGCCAGCAGAAAGGGCTGGCTCACTTACAACTGGATGCCTGACAGGCGGCTTTATGTGGACCAGGTGGTTTATCCGGGGGCCGGTGATCTGTGGCAGTGGACGGATGAGTTTACAATCGGCTTCCAGTCCCACAATGTCCCCTTTTGGCAGACCGCGACACCGGCGACAGCTACCCAAACCGGAACGAGCGGGACGGTACAGATCACCGTTGGCGGAAACACGGAGAGCGTGCTGGACGCCGCATTCGTCAATTCGAGCGGCGCGGCCATCAACACTTTCAGCATCAGCGCGAACGGGAACCAGATCGCGCTCAGCGGTCTTGGACTCGCAAACGGGGCAACACTGAGAATCCACCACGGTACGGACGGTCTTCTGCGGATCGTGGCCGGAAGCACGAGCGTATATGATAAGTATACCGGCGCGGATGATCTCTATGTTAATCCGGGGGCCACAACGGTCACATTCAGCGCTGGCGGGGCCGGGACGCTGACTGTGCAGAACTACGGGAGGTATGTGACATGATCCTGCTACAGGGACACGGGCTGACCAGGGCGCGGAAGATTCCGATGGAAACCCTGAGCCTGAGCCTGAGCGAGCGGGCCAGCACGGCCAGCATGACGCCGGCGGATATGACGGGTATCGGGATCGGCAGCTGGATGCTGGACGAGACTGATCCGGGCGCCGGGATCGTGTGGCGGGTGAAAACCATCACCCAGGCTTATGCTACGGACACGCCAACGGTGCAGCTGGAGCATGTCATCAATACGCTGCGTGACGTGGTGCTTTTCGGAGAACATACGCCCAGCACGATCTCCGGCGGAGACACCTGCACGGCAGAGCAAGCGATTCGCTACATTCTGGCCAGACAGAGCGACTGGGTGCTTTACCGGTTCGATTATCCCAGCGTCAGCAATCCATACAAGTTTGACGGAGATACGCTTTTTGATGCATTGGAAACCGTAACGAACAGCCTGGATGACGCCTGGTGGGAATACGACATGAGCGTATACCCCTTCAGGCTGAGCATCGTACAGAAATCGGCAGATGTGCTGACAGAGATGCGGGCCGGGCGGAACATCCGGACCATTAACCGGAAGGTTGATAAGACGGGGATGTACACCCGGTTTTATCCGATTGGCGAAAGCGATTTGCACATCACCGGAGACTATGTCGAGCGGAACGCGACCACATACGGCGTTATCAGCAAGGTCGAAACGGACAACAGCATCGGCACCGAGGCAGAGCTTCGGAGATGGGCGGAGGAACGGCTGCGGGACCATGCTGAGCCCACGGTATCCATTGATGTGGACGGCGTGGAGCTGGCGGACGCGACCGGGGAAAGCCTGGATAAAATGCACCTGGGCGCAATGTGCCGGATTCCGCTGCCGGAGTTTAACACGACGATCCTTGAGCGGATTGTGGGGCTGAGCTATCTGGACAAGGTACACCAGCCGGAATCGGTGCGGATCACGCTGGCCAACAACCGGACGGATATCACCCGGATTGTGGCTGACGCCATTAAGAGCGGGGCAACCGGCAAAAGCGGACGGGCAAGCGCCAAAAGGGCAAAGCAGGACAATGCATGGTTTGAGGATACGAACGAACATGTAGCCATGTGCGCGAAGGGCATCATTGGTGTTGACGCCCAGGGCAATCCGAACTGGGAACAGCTGGCACAGATCATCGTTGACGGCACCGGCATCCACCAGCGAGTCACCGAAACTGAGAATGGTATTGTTACCAATCGGACCGCTATTGAGGCGAACTCGAGACAGATCACGCTGGAAGCGGAAGCCAGGGGCGCGGCGGATGAAGAACTGAGCAGCGCCATCCTGCTGACGGCTACCAATATCCGGGCAGAAGTCTCCGCATCAAACTGCCAGATATACAGCTATATCGAAGAGACGGCCTGTGGCATCATTGCCCGAATCCACAACCAGCAAAGGCAGATCTTTACCGGGCAAAACAGGCCGGGAAGCGGATCCGGCGAAACGGTCGAGGAGGGTGCTCTCTGGATTAAGTACCCAAAGGCCCGTACATGGGAAGAGGCCGAAGATACACTGACATGGGTAGATGATCCCACATACAACTGGAACGAGCTGGGCGGCTCTATCATTTACGAGTATATCAACGGTCAGTGGGTCGAAAAACTGAACGAAGCCACATTGGCAGAAGATGCCTACGTAGAGGATACCGCCCACAGTCTGCATCGTACCTATGCCGCCGTCACGATTGATGCCCAGAAACAGGCCCATGCGTATCGGTCAGAGTGGCAACAGACTGCTTCTATGCTCTGGAACGACATAGAGGATAGAGCGAATGATCTGGGGAGCCGGATAGAGCAGTCCACGACACAGATCCGGACGGAAGTCCATGCGGCGAAATCCTCCTTGTACTCCGAGATCAAACAGACTGCCACCAATCTCGTCCAGCATGTGGCTGATGAGAAGAAGTCAATTTACTCGCACATCGAGCAAACGGCTTCATCCATCAATTCGTCCGTTGTGGATCTTGAGCGTGGAATGTACTCCAACATCCGGCAGACTGCCAGCGAGATCAGAGCGCATGTCAAGGATGTCAAGGAAGGGCTGGAATCAACAATCACCCAGACTGCAAGTGAGATTCGGCTGTCTGTTGAAAGCGCGAAGTCAGAGATGGGTTCCAGCATCACTCAGACTGCCAGCCAGATTCGGAGCGAAGTACATGCGGCAAAATCCTCGCTTTACTCATCTATCACCCAGACGGCAAGTAGCATCAGGCTTGAAGTAGCGGATGCGAGGAGTGATTTACAGTCCAGCATCACTCAGACGGCAAGTTCGATCAGAAGCGAAGTGTCGGCGGCAAAATCCTCGCTTTACTCATCTATTGTCCAAACCTCGACACAGATCGCTGCGAAAGTTGGCAAAGGCGATGTTGCGACTCAGCTTGCGGTTGAAATGGGAAATGTCAGCGTTACTGGCGGGAATCTTACTGTTGATGGGATGGTTACGGCTGCTGCTGTCAAAACCGCTCTTGCCAGCGTCAAGGATCTGTACATCAGTAATAGCGTGGAAATAGAGGGTGGGGTGAGTTGCGACAACATTGACACAGGCTCAATAGACGCGACTTACCTGACAACAAACACTGGGGACGCAGACATAGGCGGAACCCTCGACTGTGGAGCACTAACCATTAACGGGGCCGAAGCGAAAGTTTTGGATATAAGTCTTAGCGGCAACACGTTAACGATAACCAAAACAGACGGCACGATAACTTTTAGCAAAGCTACTTCGCTCAGCGGTGCGTGGAGTAGCGGCACCCACACAGTCACCGCAAAGCAGAACAACGGCGGCACGCAAACCACGGTCGCAACGCACACGACAAACAACCAGATCGTCTTTGACGGCAACAGCAGTTCTAACTTTTCCGTGAAGCTACAGACTCGGGAAGGAAGCGCAAGCACATTCACAGACCGGCTATCAAAATACTGTTACCTCGTATTGAGCGGAAGCGGAAGAAACCAGTCTGTAAAGGCTGGGGCAAATTCCGATGGATCTGGATCTGTCGGGAGCATCAGCGTTTCGTCTGTGTATGACGATGGCTGGGCGGCGGCTTATGCAAAGGTGCTTGTTCCTTCAGCCGGAACCGGATCGTCCGTGACAGTCAAATGGCCCGGATCAACTCAAGGTAATCAGGGACAGAGAGTCTACACCTTACAAAACAACGGCAACAACGAGGTGATCCTGACTTACCCGGACGGATCTGATACGATTACGGCGGCGAAGTTGACCCACAATAAGTATTCAGCAGGAGAAAGCAGTGTAACGGTATCCATCAGCCGGAACGGGGGGACATTCACGGCATCAGGGAGCAACGGAGCAAGTGATAGTTACACTCTCGGTACTTACAACTTCACCAAGGCATACGATACAAGGGATAATGTTTACTACGGGAAGCTGTACGACAGCAATGGAAATGCTTTGACAAGCAGTTCATATTACTGGTACGGGCTTGGTAGTAACGAAGGAACCGGAACAAGCGTAGCATTTTACAGATAGAGGAAGGAGCGCACAATGAACACGTTAACCTTGGAGGATGTCCTGCGGAACACAGCCAGAAAATTGGGAGAGATCCGGATGCCTGTCCGGGAACGAGATGCGATGCTTGCCATACAGGACTGTATTTCGGATCTGGCGGCTTGTATCGAAGCTATCCAGATGCACGATAAACAGGTGCAGGAACAGACGGAGGTTCAGCCGGAAGAAGTGAAAGCGGAGGTGGAGGATGGACAGTCCGAAACTTGACATTATCATCACCCACTACAACGAGCCTTGGGAGGTTGGGGAAAAGCTCTTTGCGATCCTCAACCTCCAGCGGGGTGTGGATCTGGACAGCTTCCGGGTGACGGTGGTCAATGACGGCCCTGACTGTCACATCCCTGATGAGCATTTCACCGTGCTGAAGTATCCGATCCGGCAGATCGACATCGAGCATGGCGGGGTGTCGGCGGCACGAAACACGGGTCTGGATGCGGCAGAAGCAGAATGGGTTATGTTCTGCGACTTTGACGATACTTTCGCCGGGATCTACGCCATGCGGGATATCATGCACGTTCTCCCTGCGAAGGGGTACAACATGCTCCACGGGAAGCTGATGGCTGAGTATATCTCCGATGATCGGGATCTGGTTTATTATCCCAGAGAAACGCAGAAATACGTTTACTGTCATGGAAAGCTCTACAGACGGCAATTCCTTCTGGATAATGATCTCAGGTTCGACACGGAGCTTGTTTTTAACGAGGATTCAGAGTTTAATGCCATGCTGATCACCATGTGCCACTACAAGACCATTGGTGATATCAAGAGCGAAATGCCCATTTACTGCTGGATCTCCCGCAGTGGGAGCGTTACCCGGTCGGGTCGGGAAGATGAAGCGGCGTGGGGGCAGTTCCGGCGAAACATCAAAGTCACTCAGGCCAACAAAAAACGGGGCGAAGATCACTATTGCGGGATGATCACCCGGACGGTCTACGATACGTGGTATATGGTTCAGGGCAAGCGAATCAGTGACCGGATGAAAGCCCAGATCATGGATCAGTTTATCCCGTGGATCAGCGATCCTGAACATCTGGACAGGCTAGGGCGGGTCAATGAGACTATTTTGAGACAGATCATCGACATCGCCCGGTACGAGCTTCTGGAGCCTGATGATGTGGTATCCGACAGTCTGAGGATCGTCCGGGCATGGGTCGAAGCCAATATTGCAAAGCATAAGGGGGTGGCATGATGTCACAGCAGACAAGCGGAGACATGGGGCTGACGCTTCCGGAGACCGGGGAAAAAGTGAGAGTCAGTGTTTTTAACACCAATTTCAGCACGATTGATTCGTACTGCACTCAGGTGAAGGATAGTGTAACTCAGATAACATCCGATATGACAGCAATCACCAATGCACAGATTGATGCGCTGTTCACATGAGGGAGGTGATGAAGATTGGCTTTTCTGGATCTGACAGGGCTTACACGGTACACCAACAAAATGAAAAGCTGGGTCACGGGGAGGTTCGCCAACAGCCTTGGTACAACGGAATCCGGATATGCTCTGGATGCCAGACAAGGCACTCAGCTGATGGTATACAAAAAGGACTGCGGAACCATCAGCTCATTGCCAGCAACCATCAACGATACCGAAATAACGAACGATATGGTAGTTGTGCACAGCGAGCTTGGAACACTTGCCGCTCAGGTTGGCTACTGGACGGTAACCACAAGCAATGGCAGTCTCAGGATTTCCGGAACCATTGAAGGAAGCACGACAGTAACGCTTTATCTTGCGAGAGGGAGGAGTTAAACATGGAGACGAAGTTTTTTCTGCATCAGATCAAGAGGACGGACGGCCTGTATGACAAGGGTATTGTGGTAAAGGACAGTTATGAGGCGGCGAAGCAGAGTTATCACGCCTATCTGGGGGCTTATGCCTACGGGCAGAACGCTAAGACTGACTATGTCAGCGTTGCGATCACCAACATGACTGGTATTACGCTGATGAGTGAAACATGGAACGGGATCGCTGAGAGCGAAGAGCCTGAAGAGTAAGAGGTGATACGATGGCAACAAGTATCATTCCTGCACTGAACGTGGCATATAGGGGCCGGAGCATCCTCCCGGACGGAACTGATCTTAACGATGTTTTTGAGCATGGCCTGTATGGGCTTTCGTCAAGCTACACTTATTCGAACATGCCGACATCAACATGCTATGAGCTTTTTGTGGGAAGAGTAGGAAACGGAACTGGTGGTATACAGCTTGCCTTCCAGCACACAAGGGTCTTTATCCGGTTCAGGTCTGGTACCGCTCCGTACTGGACAGAGTGGCATGTGTTCGGTACAGATTGGGCTGTAAGAAGGCCCGAGATCGTAATCCCAGCAAACTCTGATTTTAATACTTACACTACACCGGGATCTTACAGAGTTGCATCAACCGCAGATATGGAAACCATGACTAATGTTCCATTTACTTCGACACCGTGCAGACTCGATGTATTTCAGACGGCAGGAACCGGTACTGACTATGTTAAACAGATTTGCTGGACATATGCAGGCGAAGGAATTTACATCCGGACGAAATTTTCTTCTAGCTGGTCAGATTGGGTAAGTTTGGACCATCCATACAGGTACCGTTCCAAAGGAACGTTGACCGATGCGAACTACGGTGGTTTTGGATGGCTGACAACAAGCGGAACACAGCTGTCATTTTACATGCCTTGCGTAACAATAAGCGGTGCATCCTTTAGCTCCATTACATCTGCAAAGATTCAGATCCGCAAGCCGACAGGTGGGTATTTAATGTCAAGCGGGTTTGATATAGCACCATACATTACGTACCAAGCCATTAATTCCCAAGGCTTTTATATTGTAGCGATCAAGTCGGATGGTTTTGGGGATGTCCCGAATAATATCCCACTTGTTGGGGCTATATCGCTAACCGCAGAAATTGTGTGAATGGGAGGGCCACCATGAGACAAGGAACCACACCAACCTACACGCTGGTGGTCGAGGGATACGACCTGACGGATAAAACCGTCTATGTCACTCTCCGGGCCGGGGGCAAGCGAGTCACCCTGACCGGAGACAGGCTGACGGTCGTGTACGATGACACGGACAGCACGATAGCTTTCCGCATGACCCAGCAGGAGACTTTTGCCCTCCCGCTTGGGGATGTCGATGTGCAGGTACGCTTTATCGACAGCAACGGCGTTGCGATGGCAACGGTCATTAAACAGGTTGACAATAACAGGGTGTTGCTCAACGAAGTGATTGATTATGACGGAGGTGATGACAATGGCTGATCCGATCAGACTCCCGGTGGATGCTGACGAGGGAAATGTCCAGTTGTCCGTTGAGGAGATGCGGGTGGTCGAAGCCGTGTCCCCTACGGTGACGGCAGAGCGAGATGCGGACGGTGTGCTGATCACTGTCCACGATCTCAACGGAACCAGAACGGCTCATGTGGATGACGGCGAGACTGGCCCACAGGGGCCTCAAGGCATCCAAGGCCTAAAGGGAGACAAGGGCGACAAAGGCGATACTGGTGACACAGGCCCTCAAGGCCCGCAGGGGATTCAGGGCGAAAAGGGTGATAAGGGCGATACCGGAGACACCGGGCCGACCGGGCCACAGGGGCCGAAGGGCGATCCCGGGTCTGTTCCGATTGACGATACTGCCGGAGCTGGCGATACGACAAAGGTATGGTCAGCGGATAAAACTGCCGGAGAAGTTTCTGACTTATTGAGCGCAATAAATGTTTTTAATTTACAAAAAAATTGTATTCTTGCAAAAGATGAAGATAAAACGATTAACGTAGCCGCACAGGTAGCGAACAGCACAAACACAGATATATATATTGCCGAAGTTTTCCCGACAAAGACCCTACTTGTTGAATCGTCTCCAAATTGTGTATATGCCTTTTTTGATAAATACCCAGAATCTGGTGTTATTGGTATTGGGGGTCGGCAAAATTTAAACTCCGGCGTGAATGAAATAACAATACCTTCTAACGTATCGTATATTGCGGTGCTTGATATAAAGAATCACACCCCCAATATAGTTTTTAAAGATAGTATACAAGACAGACTAAACAAAGCAGAGCAGGACATAGACTATTTATCTAATAGCCCAATAAATGGCGGAAGAATAATAGATCATACCATTGACAATGAAGCTCTGTCGGAATTAACACATTATGAATACTCAAACTATATAGATAAAAACAAAATCACAGCTGATGCATATATCGGGGCAGATGGTAATATACATACTGGGGCAACAAATTTTTTTGCAACAGATAAAATATATCTTTCTGCCAATAAAACATACTATGAGTATAATTTGTACTTAGGTTATTTAGCTTTTTATTCTGCCGACGGCACTGTTATTGCCGGGTATGGCGGTAGCGATTCTCCATTTGTCGAGTTTGATGCCGTGCATTCAATTTATTCGTTCACCACTCCTGCAAACACAAGCTATGCACGTTTTACAACACGTGGAAGTGATAGAGCGGAATCATGTTGGATATATTCAGAACCAGAAAAGCCAATAGATTATGCGAGTTATCTTCCAATATACGCAGAGGGGGCATTCAACGAGCCAAAGCCAACTGATTACGATGGGAACGAAATCTGTATTTTTAGGAATTGCCTTTGTATAGGTGACAGCTTCACAGAAGGCGGATTTAATGCTGATGCGCATGACCCGGACATGGATACGGGCTTTGCTGATTATTCCTATCCGACAAACCTTGCAAGAATGGTCGGATTTAACGTAACAAATATGGGACACGGCGGTGAAAGTGCCCAAAGTTGGAACAGAACCTATACAAGCACAATTGGAACGGGCTATGATATGTGCATTATCCTGCTTGGGATAAACGATTGCGTAAACTATGGGTCGTTTACACCGGAAAGTTGTGCGGCACTTGGAGATATTATTGCAAAAGTTGAGGAACAAAATAACCATATAAAAATTTTCGTTTGCACAATTCCTCTTTCGCCATCTTATAGAACCCCGGCGATTATTACATCAGCGCAAATTATCAAGGACTATGTCACATCACTTGATGATGAAAACTTGTATATCCTTGATTTGGCAGAATATGGGCATTTGTCTGATTCAATGGCATATACGTATGGGCATCCGACCGCATACGGTTATCATGTTATCGCAGACGATATAAGGAGATACGTTTCTTATATAATCGATAGAAACAAAATGGATTTCAAGTTTATTCAGTTTATCGGCACAAATATGACACATGATACACCAATTTAACTTTTGGATAACTTAAATAACACTTATGTTGGTTGCCCGTGATCAGGAGATGGCAAAAGGGAGCGGAAATCCTGCCCTGATGTATACGTATGCAATTTATTCAAAAGATAGTTTGCATTGGAGTAATAAAATACAAATCGGCGATAAAGGCGCGTCATATGCAACGCTTGGAAGATATGCAAATGGCAAAACGATACTTGTTTATTGCATTGAATCAGGGCAACGTGGCAGGTTAATGATGAGAAAAATGTATGGAGCACCAGCCTTAAATACGCTTAATGAATAACCAGCATTGGTGTCTTATTGTGACCATTAAATCATAATAACGACCGACCTTATTTTAGAAAAAACATATTTCCCATAATAAAAATCAATAATCCGGAGGTGTGCAAGGTGCTGTTGTTTGTTATTGGTTTATTCATCGGCGCCGCCGTGGGAGTCACCGTTGCCGGGCTTATGCTTGCCGTAAGCGAGGAGGATGATCACCGTGTCCGTAAAGGTAAGTGACTTCCTGGCTCGCGTCGCGGAGATCTACAACGAGGGCCCTAAGTATGTCAACGGAGGCTATGGCAATGACGGCACCTGCGACTGCATCGGGCTGATCATCGGCGCGATCCGGAGGGCCGGCGGGCAATGGCGTGGTCTGCATGGCAGCAACTACGCAGCCAGGCGCGAACTGGTCAAGCTGGAAAAGATCACCAATAGTGGCTCGCTGGTGCCCGGGGAGGCCGTTTTTAAGGCTTATGATCCGGGCGTCGGCGGGTACGCGCTTCCGGCCAGATATGATCCGGGTGGAGAGTATTACACTGGGGACCTGCGAGACTATTATCATGTGGGGGTTGTGGTGTCGGCCAGTCCGCTGCGGATCTATCACATGACTTCACCCAAAGCTAAGATCGATACCAGCATCGGCAAATGGGCGTATCACGGGAAGCTCAAAAAAATATCCTATAGTGAGGAGGAGATTCCAACGGGCCAGACAGTTAACTATCAGGCCAGGGTCATCGGCAGCGGGGCGCTTAATCTGCGCCGGGAGCCATCAAAAGAAAGCGCCCGCATCATGCAGCTGCCGGTCGGCACGGTGGTAGCAGTGACGGAAGAGACCAACGCAGACTGGCGCCAGATCACCTATAACGGCCACACCGGATATGTGATGGCGCAATACCTGGATAATGATGTGACAGCAGCCAGTTACATTCAGGTGGATCGAACGGTCCTGGAAGCAATCTATGACGAAATCGGCGATATGCTGGGGCTGAGGGGGTGATCACAATGGAAAGCCTGATCGGGGCAATCATTACGGCGCTATGCAGCCTGGCCGGCGTGTATATCGCAAACCGCAAAAGCGCGGCCGTCATGGAACTGCGTCTGAAGATGCTGGAAGAAAAAGTCGGCAAACACAATCAGATTGTCGAGAGAATGTATATCGCTGAAGGAAAAATTACCGAACTTCAGCACGATGTAACTGATCTGAAAGGGAGGGCATAATTATGGGGCGTTGGAACTGGAGCGAGTGGTGGAAAGCAGCGTTGATCCGGGCAATCAAAACTTTCGCACAGACGGCTGCAGCGAGTATTACTGTGGGTGCAGCTGTCTCGGAAGTGGACTGGCTCCGTGTACTCTCTGTGAGTGGAGTGAGCTTTGTCCTCAGTGTGCTGACGAGTCTGGCCGGTCTGCCGGAGGTCGAGAGAACAGACCCGCCTGATCTGTTAGGCGGCGAGCCATAAAACGAAATAACCACTTAAGTAGTAAAGTGTTCGTCTATCGTTTCGGCAAGTCCACTTGACCGTACTAAGCGAACACTCGTCCGGTACGGAAGGAAGATCGGCATATTTTTGTCGATCTTCTTTTTTTATGCGGAAATATACCAGGATATGGTCCGCGTGAACCTCCGCCCGGGTGACAAAGGCATCCAGCAGCCCAGAGCGAGTGAGATCAGGATCTGTGTATCCTTCACGGAACAGCTCCAGGAAGCTGATGATGTCATCCTCTGTCGGCTGATCGTTCAGCAGCTTCTCCCCTTCCTTCACCTTTTCTGCTAAGTCTGCCTCTTCCCTTTCAAGCCGCAGCAGTTCGTCTTTGGTTGTACTTGTGAAAATACCGGCTTTAATGGCGTTTAGGATGTTGGCTTTCTGGGCCCTCACCTCCGCGAGAGAAAGACGAACGATCTCCAGATCAGAATCAGCGCGGATCTTGTCCTGGTCGAGGATCGTCTGGTGGGCCATCCACCTGATTGAGTCATCCGACAGCACATCGTCCCATATCGCGTGGCAGATTGTATCCTCCAGCTGATCCCTGGGGAAGCTGCGCTGGTCGCATTTGTGCACACGGTGGCCGTGGCAGGTGTAGTAATAGCAGAGCCGTCCGGATTTGGATGTCCCGCTGGTGCCGGTCATGGCCTCACCGCATAGGCCGCAAAACAGCTTGCCGGTAAGGCTGTAATATCCATTTGGCGTCCGGCGCGGACCGGTCTTTGTATGGCTGATTGTTTGCACCTTGTAGAACAACTGTTTATCCACAATCTGGGGGATGGCGTCTTCCTGGATGTGGTATTTGCTGATGTAAGTCCCGATATACCGCTGGTTCCTCAGAATCGTGTTAAATGATGAACGATTCCATGCGGCACCGTGCCGGGTTTTGATCCCTCTGGCGTTAAGATCCCGACAGATGCCGGCATAGGTTTCACCGGATCCAACACGACGGAAAATCTCCCGGACGATCTCAGCTTCTTCCGGCATGATCTCATAATGCCCATCAGCTGACCGTCTGAAGCCGAACGGCACAGATCCGGACGCCAGGCATTTTTTCGCATTGTCCTCATAACCGCGCCGGATCTTCTGTGCCAGCTCCGCACTGTAATACTGAGCCAACCCCTCAAACACGGATTCAATCAGGATTCCGGACGGATTGTCGCTGATCGGTTCTGTGGCTGACACAACACGGACACCGCTCTGCCGGAGTTCGTGTTTGTATCTGGCGCTGTCATACTTGTCACGGGAGAACCGATCAAGGGCATACACGATAATGGCACAAAAACGGCCCTTCCGCGCGTCCTTTATCATCTGGAGGAATTGTGGGCGGCGGTCTGTGCGGCCCGTCAGAGCGCGATCTGAGTACGTCTGGAGTATGGTATAACCCTCTCGTTCTGCAAAGGCCGTGCAGACGTTAATTTGCTGTTCAATGGAGGCTTCGCGCTGGGCGGAGGATGAGAAACGGGCATAGATTACGGCGTTCACTTCAGATTTTCCTCCTTCATGGATTCCAGGACGGCGATAGCTGCACGTTTAGCCTGGATGGATGCGGTGCGCCACAAGACCACCATCTGAGCATCTTCCTTTGGAGTCTGTGGGCGGGATCTCTCGACTAATGCGGATAGAATAGAGGGGTCGATAGAAAGGGACGGGCTGATCAGGCTCATGAAGCGGCTACCGTCCGATTCCGGCCTCTCTACGATCAAATCATCTGTCGCGCAGCCGAGCACGTCAGCAATCCTCTGAATGGTATCTATCTCCGGAAACGCTTTGCCGGTTATCCAACAATGCACAGCGGATTTCGACATACCGAGCGCTTTTGCAAGGTCAATCTGCTTCATCCCTGCTTTTGTCATGTACTTAGGAAGCTCTCTTTTGAAAATTTGGCGCTTATCCATCATGGTCACCTCCCGTAATAGAATAACAGACAGTTGAAGAAAAATCAAATTTTTCTGAAAAATGTTGAATTTAATTCTTGACAAGTTGGTTGAATTCGTTTAAACTATCGCACGTGGCCACAACATCGAAGAAAGGAGGACAAAAGCAAATTGGAAGGGAAACTTAGAATCACCCTGGAGGCGGCGAGAGTCAACGCCGGATTGACTCAACCGCAAGCCGCTCAAGCGGTAGGTGTGTCTGTTGCTACTATCCTGAAGTGGGAAAAAGGAACCACCGTGCCGCCCGTAGATAAAGCCGAACAGCTGATAAAGTTGTACGGTCTACGCTTCGATGACGTTAATTTTTGCCGTAAAAGTTGAAACAAAACGAACCAGAAATAAGGAGAAACCAATGAAACTGACACCCATGCGGGCCATCCGCGCAAAGTGTCTCGACTGTGTGGCACAACAGGCCCAAGAGGTACGCCTCTGTATTGACGAAAAATGCCCTCTGTGGCCGTACAGAATGGGACACAGGCCGAAGGATGACCAAGAACCCACGGAAGATGGCGGAGGTGAAAAATCGTAAGCTACGCTGGGGTTTTTCACGAAAGACGATGCGTCTGAGGGGCGCAGGATGGAGGACTCATGCAAAACGACTTGTCCCTCACCTTCGAGCGCAGCCTGTACCGGGCTGTCATCCGGTTTAAGGAAGAGCATCCCGGCGTGCTGGAAGAGCGAACGAAGCAACGAAAGGAGCACCATGAACGTCAGACCGATTCACACCAAGTGCCGCAACTGTGGCCGGCCGATCTTCCTGGTTAAAACAACCAAGGGCAAGACGCTGCCATGCGACAGAGCGGAAAAAATGTTCGTTATTTCCGCCAGCCATTCCGGCCGGTTCGTCACCCAGAGCGGTGAGGTCTACACCGGTACGCTGGCCACAGGCGGAGATAAGGACTACGACCGAATGACAGGATGGCCGTGTCACAACGACACCTGTCCGAAGAGAGGAGCGAAACAGTGAAAATCGAGTTTTTTATGAACGCAAGAGAGATCCGTGAGGCCATCCGCGATATGGCGATGGATGAGATCAATAAGATTCTGACCGATAGCCAGCCCGATAAGCTGCCCCGGATCGTGGGGATGCTGGATTACATGCATCGCCTCGGCGCGGAGTGCCAGGAAGCGGAGGAAGACCATGCGAAAGATTAAGCGTTTCCGGACCCACAGCGGGACAGTCTGTTATCACCCTGTGGACGCTGATGAGCGGACAGCGGCAGTCCGGTACTGGCTGGGCGTTCCGGCCGTTGCGGTGGCCTTTATGGCGATCTGCTGCGTGGCAGCGGGGATTGTGTAGGAGGTGAAGTCGATGCCTGACCGGGAGAAGGTTATCAAAGAATTTGAATTATTCATCAAAGAATTTCATCCTGCTTGCACAAGCGAAGGTGTTGAGTTGGATATGCTTAGAGAAGTCCTTTCTCTGCTGAAAGAGCAGGAAGCGGTTGAGCCGAATGTTAGTGATATAAACGATCATGACGCACATGGCAGTTGGTGGTATCAATGCGGTAAATGCAAAATGCCGATAGACTATGGAGACAGGTTTTGCAGACGATGCGGAAGGGCTGTGAAGTGGACATGACTGAGCTGTACTTTGACCACTGGATGTGGAGATGTAAGAACTGCAAGCAGCCGATCGCGCTTCCGGGCATCGCGCCGTCTATTAAAACGCTAAAAGATTTTGGATGGAAGTTTTGCCCATATTGCGGAGAGATGATCGATTATCAGAAGACGCAGGAAGGATCAGAGGCGGTGAAGTGGGATGGTTGATCGGGAGAAAGTATTAACAGGGCTTGAATGCCTTATAACGGACGAGGTTCCATGCAAGGAATGTCCATACGACAAAAAACGTTCGTACTGCATTAAATCAATCGCTATAGATGCCAAACGACTGATAGAAGAGCAACAAAAGCTTATTGATGAAATAACGCAGAGGAGGGCAAACAATGGGGCTTTCGATTGACCGGGAGAAGGTTATTAAAGAATTGATGAAATTACACGGTACACAGGAAACCATTGCCATTTTTTTCGACGCTATCTCCCTGCTGAAAGAGCAGGAATGGAATAAGATTACTGAAGATGCTGATGGCGCTATTCACGGCTTGCCGGGAGACGACGGACAGTATCTCATGACGGACGGTAAAGACATCTGGATTGACGATTATGTGGACGGTGTAGCAGACGGAGTTATCCTCGATAGTGGCAGAGATATCAGAGAAATAACGGCATGGATGTATATGCCTGAATTGCCGAAGGAGGATAGGCGGTGAAGTGAATGGACAGGGAGAAGGTTATAGAAGGGATTGAAGCAATCCGCGAGTTTTTCGGCTTTGGATTGCCGAGCCAATCGCCTGTATTTGAAGCGTATCAACGTATTCTGACAGACGCCATTTCCCTGCTGAAAGAGCAGGAAGCGGAAAAGAAGTGCTGCCGTGATTGTGAATATTACGGTGCTTGTCATGACGAATAGCAGGAAGGTCGGTGAAGTGAATGAGCGCAACGGTTTATAAGTGAATTATTGTCTATGAAGGTGGATACACGGAAGAAAAACACGGAACCTGCCCTGCTGATTTTGCTGACGATATCGTAGATGTACCTATTGCGATTATAAGAGAAGGTTGGTGGAGTGGGAATGAATATATTGATGTCAATCAAGCCGGAATGGTGCAAGAGGATCATTTACGGAGAAAAAACCATCGAGGTCAGAAAGACGAAACCTGAACAGATTTCTGTTCCGTTCAAAGTCTATGTTTATGCTACGTTCGGCGGCGAAAACTGGTTTTCTTTCGGGAAGCAGAAATCGGGACATGTTATCGGGACGTTTACCTGTGATAAAATCATTCGCTACGATATCCCTTACCCAGCTTATTGGAAAGAGACGAGTCCTGAATTACTTGAAAAATCTTGTGTTCCATACATGAAACTGCACCGTTACGCAGACCAGCAGGGCTATGTATATGGCTGGCACATCCGTGACTTCGAGAATTGGGATACTCCGCTATACATCAGTGAATTTATGGACAGCAAGGGAAACCCCTTCAAACGCCCACCCCAATCGTGGGCATATGCAATAACAAGGCGGTGAAGTTGGATGGCTGAAGCAGAAGCATGGGTGATAATTCCGAAACTTGACAAGGACAAAACAGGGTGCGTCTTTGATATGCGTCCGTTGGTGCTGTGCAAGGATTGCAAATATCACGATGAAGAAGATGGAAAAACTTCTGTGATTGCGGAAACAGACCGGATGATTGGTTTTGTGCTGGCGGGAAAAGGCGGTGAAGTGGGATGACATTAGGTGAATTAGCTGATTACGCAAAATCACAGTTTACACTTACTCAAACCAAAGTTTCAGATTGGCGTCCTGCGGGTGATATGTATGTTGATGACCTTTGCTTCCCGTTTGTGGCAGAAGGAAAAGATTGGGTTAGCATACCAAACGGGATACGATTCTGGCTTGAAAATGGTGATTCGATCATTTATGTCAAAAACAAAAAGGTCGGTGAAATGGAATGATTGATCCTGTTGAGTGGCTCGGAACCTGGGAGCCGGCACGGTATTTCGGAAAGCATGAGCATTATGAGCCTGTAACCGGCCCGGGCGGATATGTGTACGACTATCAGACCAATGGCAACCTGATGACGGCGCCGGTGATCCGGGCGATCCCCGTGGATGGTCGGGTCGGGCTGTCGTGGACGCAGAGCCCGCAGGTTAAATTCTGGCTGGACAAACCGGAGCCGACGATCCTGGAGCGGATCATGGACTGGCTGAGGAGGTAAATGATATGGCACCTTGGGTTAAGACCGGAACGACCATAAAGGCGAATGGAGAAAAAACGATCAGGTACGAATCCTTCCGGAATCCGAATGCGATTGAAAGCCGGAAGGAAGCTATCCCGCACGCGAACCGTACCGGAGTCTGGTTCCATACTTCTTACTTCCTGATCAAGCCGGACGGCACTGAGAAGGAATACTACTCACTGCGGGACGCTAAGGTCGCCGCAGAGATGAAAGGAGCGAACAGTGAAGAAGCGCAATTATATGGGTGATTCCTGGGTGCGCGGCTTCTATTACTTCCTGGTGGACAATTATGTGGTGGATGACGATGCGGCCGGAGAACTGACACGGGCCGCGATGGAAGACAAACACTTCCCCAGGAAGAGCCATAGCCGGGAATATATTCGGAGTTATCTGGAAGATAACGACTACGACCAGGCTCAGATCGATGTTCTTGACGAGCTGTTTGATTCGTATATTGCTGAGCTCTACAAAATGGCGGAGGAGGATGAAGAATGACACTGTACGAGATTGACAGCGCGATCCTGGCCTGCGTGGATCAGGAAACCGGCGAGATCATCGATCCGGAAGCGCTGGACGCGCTCCAGATGGAGCGGGACAGGAAGATCGAGGGCGTGGCACTCTGGATTAAGGACCTGAAAGCCGAGGCGGAGGCCATCGGAAACGAGATCAAGGCCCTGACGGCCCGGAAGAAAGCTGCGGAGAATAAGGCTGAGCGGCTGAAAGCCTGGTTGGGCGAAGCACTGGAGGGCGAGATCTTCAAGAGCGCAAAGGTGCGCGTCAGCTACAACCATAACACCCGGCTGAACGTGATCGATGAGATGTCTGTGGTGAAGTATATCGAATCGCATTACACGGAGCCGGAGGAGCTGCTTCGCTACCAGCTGCCGGAGATCCGGAAGGACGCCGTCAAGGCCGCGATCAAAGAGGGCGCTGAGATCCCTGGGGCGTGCATCGAGGCGACGGAAAGCGTGGTGATTAAGTAATGGGACGCTTTATCCTGATATATGGGAAGAGCGGCAGCGGGAAGAGCCGGAGCCTGAAGAACTTCGGCGAGGATGAGATCTTCCTGGCGAACGTGATCGGCAAGGAGCTGCCATTCCGGAACCGGTTCAAGTACGTCAGCGTGACGGATTCCGTGGACACCATCATCGCGGGCCTCCAGCGAATGCCATGCAAGACCGCCGTGATCGATGACGCCGGTTATCTGATGACCAGTCAGTTCATGGCGGGTCATAGTCAACCAAAGAAGGGGTCCAACAGCTTCGACCTGTACAACGACATCGCGGACAGCTTCTGGCGGCTGATCCGGGCCATTAAGGATCTGCCGGAGGACGTGAACGTTTACGTCATGCTGCATGAGGAAACCAATGATTACGGGGATACAAGGCTCCGGACTATCGGGAAGCTGTTGAACGACAAGGTCTGTATTGAGGGTATGAGTGCGATAGTTCTCCGCTGCGTGACGCTGGGAAAAGAGCATTTCTTCCAGACGCAGACAGACGGGAGCGATATCACGAAAAGCCCTGAGGAGATGTTCGACGGCGAGAAGATCGAGAACGATCTGAAGACCGTGGACACGAGGATCCGGAGGTATTACGGTGAGGATGTGAGCTGATGGCAGAAGTAAAACCAATTGAAACGGTTTATAACGGGTATCGTTTCCGATCCAGGTTGGAGGCGAGATGGGCGGTCTTCTTCGACAGTCTCCACGTGAAGTATGAATATGAGCCTCAGGGGTTTCTGCTCCCATCTGGTAGGCATTATTTGCCAGATTTTAAGGTCAAATGTTATGGGACAAGAGGCGAGAAGGGACTGGTGGAGCCGTTTGATCTTTATGTAGAGGTGAAAGGGTTTATGTCAAATGAAGACGCGGATAAAATCATTGAATTTGCCACCAGAACAGATAACCCATATTTGATCGATAACCCGGTTTTGGTAGTCAGAACAATTCCGCCACCGGGCTGCTCAACTGATAGCTATTTCACGGAATCATATGACTGCATGGACGGAACTAAAATATGCCCTTTTAATTATCAATTGATTGATGGCGATTATTTTGCGGCATACCCAGCAGCTGATAAAAACGGGCACTTCTATCTATGGGGCGACGATAGTAACTATATTAACTTTGAAGACATACAACTTGTAGAAGACGCATATACCAGAGCACGCCAGGCACGATTTGAACACGGCGAAATGCCGAGAATTTAAAGGAGGATTAAACAATGGCTATAAATCGTTTCGGTGATTTCGACAAGGTGCAGGGATATCAGGATCGGCCGCAGCTGCCCGTTGGCGGCTATGTGATGCGGATCATGGGCGCGGAGGTGAAGGAAAACAGGATCGGCCAGTATGTCCATGTCAGCATGGATATCGCGGAGGGCCAGTATAAGGACTTTTTCGCGGAGGATTACCGCGCCCAGGACACCGACAAAAAGTGGCACTGCAACTATCTGCTCAACGTTCCGCTGGATGACGGCAGCGAGAAGGATGGCTGGACGAAGCGGCGCTTCAAAACCTTTACGGATGCGCTGGAGGCGTCCAACAGCGGCTATCATTTCGACTGGGATGAAAAGAAATTCAAGGGCCTAATGATCGGCGGGTTGTTTAACACCCGCGAGTATAAGACCAACGACGGCCGGCGCGGCAGGTCTACCAATCTGGCCCAGGTTTGCAGCGTAGATAAGATCCGGACGGGCAAGTTTAAGATTCCGAAGGATCAACTGCTGAAAGAGGAATCTGGCGCCGCGGAATCCAGCTCCACCAGCACGACGCCCGGCGGGTTTACCGTTGTCCATGATGATGATCTGCCGTTCTGATGCGGCCGAAAGACATCAGAGCTGTCCTTAGTTCCATGACTGTGCTGGTGGACAGCCGGGAACAGGACACAGACCGCGCCCGGTGGAGGTACGCCTCCATCGGGCTTCCGGTAGAGCGGTGTGTACTAGATTATGGCGATTACAGCTATAACGCGACGCTGCCGGACGGGCGGATGATCTACGACACGTCCGACCGGATCCGGCCCACGGTGGCCATTGAACGGAAAATGAACCTAGATGAACTGGCCGGGTGCTTCGGATCCAGCCGGGAGCGATTTGAGCGGGAGTTCCGGCGGGCCGGTGATGCCGGCGCTCAGATGTGGCTGCTTGTGGAGGGCGGGAGCTGGGAGAATATCTATGATCATCGGTATCAATCCCAGATGACGCCGAAGAGCCTGGCCGGATCCATTATCGCATTCTGCGGACGGTATGATTTGCGTCTGGTTTTCTGTTCGGAACGGACAACCGGGCGGATTATCAGGGGGATCCTGGAGAGAAATCTGAAGGATCGGTTGGAAGGGGGTGAGTTTGGTTGAGTGATATCGGGTGGGTAAAACTGTATAAACAGACACTTGATAGTGACTTATGGAATATTACGGAACCTTTTACAAGTCGGTCAGCGTTTATACACGTTCTTCTTTCCGCAAACTGGAAAGACGGTAAGATCTACCACGATGGGAAAACTATCACAATAAAGCGCGGGCAATGGCTGACCAGCATCAGAAAACTTTCGGAAACATTCCACTGGGGTATTCGCCGTGTTTACAGATGGTTAGATATGATGGAAAAATTCGGAATGATAACAAGGGAAAACCTGAAATTCGCAACACTTCTAACCGTTGTAAATTATAGCAAATATCAGGATCGGGGGAACACCAGCGACAACACCAATGACAACACCAGCGATAACACCAGTGATAACACTAACGACAACACCAGCGACAACACCAATGACAACCGATCTAAGAAGGAAGAAGAAAGAATAAAGAAGGAAGACAGTAAATCACCCGCTGCCGCGGGTCCGCCTCCGGCGGTCAAAAGAGAGCCGCCGATCGGATCAAAAGAGTGGTTAGCGCTACACTACGACGATTAGCGAGGTGGCACATGTTCTATGGCTAACATTTACGATTTCTCGCCGGAGGACGCGGAAAGGTTCGCCTCGCATGTTGGAATTAAGGCCAGGCGGCGCGGGGATGAGCTGACTTTTAACTGGTGTCCGTACTGCTACGGAGGCGGGAAAGACAAGAACACATTTTCGATCAATCTGGAAACAGGAGTTTTCAAGTGTCTTCGGGCCAGTTGTAGCATCCAGGGGAACATGGTCACTCTGGCGCGAGATTTCGGGTTTTCGCTGGGCCGTGACGCTGATACTTATTACGGCCTGAAGTGGCAGCGCTTCAAAGCGTTTACTAAGACAGCGGAGAACATCCAGATCCGGGAGCCGGCGGTCGAGTACATGGCGAGCCGGGGCATCAGCCGGGATGTGACGGAACGATATCACATCACAACGCTGAAAGAGGATGAAAAAATTCTGATGTTTCCGTTTTTCGACGATGAAAACCGAATGCAGTTTATTAAGTACAGGAACACGGCCTATCAGAAAGGTCAGGAAGGATCAAAGGAGTGGTGTGAAAAGGACTGCAAGCCGATCCTGTTCGGGATGGCTCAATGCAATCCGGAGAACAAAACATTGATTATGACAGAGGGCCAGATCGACAGCATGAGTGTGGCGGAAGCTGGGTATGAAAACACTGTTTCTGTGCCGACAGGGAAAAACGGGTTCACATGGGTTCCGCATTGCTGGGACTGGTTACAGCAATTCGACAAGCTGATTGTCTTCGGGGATTTTGAACATGGATCCATGACGTTACTTCCGGACATGAAATCACGGTTTAATGGCCAGGTATGGCACGTTCGGCCAGAGGATTATCAGGGCTGTAAGGACGCAAACGAGATACTCCAGAAATACGGGGCGGCCGGGATCCGCGCCTGTATCGAAAACGCAGAGCGGGAAGCGGATGTGCATTTGATTCGGATGGCGGAGGTTGAACCGACGGATCTGATCAACAGGCCGCACATATCAACCGGATTCACACAGCTGGACAGACTGATCGGCGGGTTTTATTTCGGACAGGTGATCCTGGTAAGCGGGCGGAGGGGCAAAGGGAAAAGCACGCTGGCATCACAATTTGTATGCGGCGCATTGCTGGCGGGCCAGAGCTGCCTCGCCTACTCCGGAGAGCTGACGCACTCCAATTTTCGCGAATGGATGGACAGGCAGCTGGCTGGGCCGGAATGCCTGAAGCTTGTAACCAACGACATCGGGAAAGATGACTGGACGCTGCCTGACTGGAAAAGGCAGCGACTGCATGACTGGTATTATCACAGCATGTGGCTGTATGACGAATCGCAGGTGTCGAACGAGGAAACCGAAAGCCTAACACAGACCGTGGAAAAGGCCGTGAGGGAATATGGCATCCGGGTCGTGCTGTTGGATAACCTAATGACAGCGCTGGAGGAAAACCTGAATGCGGATCTGAACCGGCTGCAAAGTAATTTTGTTCGGGAACTAGCCAGAATTGCACGGGCTTATAACGTGATCATTATCCTGATTGCACACCCGCGGAAGAGGAAGGGCGACGGCGGAGAATTCGACGCAGACGATGTTATGGGCAGCGGGAATATCACCAATGCCGTTGATGTGGTACTGAATTACGATACCGGGCCGGACAAGTTTGGGAAGCCGGACAGGATCCTGGCCGTAAAGAAGAACCGGCTGACTGGTGATCTGGATGACGGGATCGATCTTTGGTATGACCCAGCCAGCAAACGGATATCCGAGCGGAAGGATGATTTTTCCTGGCCGTCTGACCGGGAAAAACAGATGGAGATTCAATACGACGTGGATCTTCCGTGGGAGGAAAGCAAATGAGAAACGACAAATACCGGAAAGCATTCTCTGATATTTATCGGCTTGTCGAAACCTATGAAACCGTTCCCGCCAGTAACGACGATTACTGGAAAAATCTTGTCATGGACGCGACAGAGATTGACAGAAAATATGATGGCGATCCTGTAATCCGTAAATGGCTCAATGGCTTCATTGACGGGTTCCAGGCTGCATGGGAAACCACTTACAAGGGGGAGAAATATGAAACCACCATATGACCTACCAGAATCCGAACGTTTTCCCCTACGCCGCTATGAGCGTGATCACATGGAGTTCCTGCTATGGTCGAGCATATGTGTCGAGGAAGCGCTAAAGCAGATCCCTGACCGTGTGGCCTGTGCTCCGGACGGGAAGCGCCGGCTGGCTGCCATCAATGGGCTGCTAACGAGCCTGATCCGGGACATCGCCGGAACGATACCTGAAAAGCAGCGCAAGATGCTGCGGAACCTGGCGAAAGACAGAGAGCTGCGTATTGTGCCGAAGTTCACTCCGGCGCCTGTGACCGCGACTTTTACTAAGGATGTCGCAATGGAGCTTGTGGACGCAGCACAGACAAAATGCCAGCACTGTGCGGAGTTTAACGAGGACAGCGAGAAGTGCAAGCTCCGGCAGCTGCTGGAAGTGGTTGTGCCTCTGAATGACTACGGCGGATTGATCTGCCCGTATAGCAAATCAGAATGGGAGGAGGATGATTGATGGCACTGGAAGCAAAAGTCAGCTTGCTGAACCAGATCGAGGCCAGGATCGGCAGCATCGTCAGCTATGACAGTATGCCGAAAATTATGTCGGCAATATCGGACGTGCTGCAAGGGTTTTCTCTGGCTGAGCTGGCAGGTCACCAGGATGAAGCCGATGATCTGCTGCAATACTATCTGGACGCCCTGAAGGTACAAGGCCGGAGTCAGAAGACGATCGACCGGTATGCTTATGTAATCGGTCGGGTGATGGAGTCCGTAAAGGTACCTACGCGGCAGGTCACTGTCTACCATCTCCGGGCATACTTGTCCAGCGAGCAAAAGCGAGGCATCCAGGACAGCACGCTGGAAGGTACGCGGGAAGTAATCAGCGCATACTTTAATTGGCTGCATCGTGAGGGCCTGATCGACAAAAACCCAACAGCGAACCTGGGCGCGATTAAACGCCCGAAGAAGCAAAAACAGATCTATAGCGAGGTCGAGAAAGAGAAGATGGACCGCTGTGATTTGTGCATCAGAGACAGGGCCATCATCTACTTCCTGCGCTCGACCGGGTGCCGGATCAGCGAGGCTATGGAGCTGAACCGCGACCAAGTGGATCTGGCCAGCAGATGCGTTGTGGTCCATGGAAAGGGCAATAAGGAGCGGCGCGTATACTTTGACGATCTGACGGAAATGCTGCTGCGGGAATATCTCGCGGATCGGCATGATGATGAGCCGGCGCTTTTTGTGAGCTTGAAGACAGGCGCCAGGCTTAACCCCGGCGGCGTCAGGGTTATGCTTAATCGGGTGGCTGAAAAGGCCGGCATAGAGCATATCCATCCGCATAAGTTCCGGCGGACGCTGGCCACCAACCTGGCCCGGCGCGGAATGCCAATTCAAGAGGTCGCGTCTCTGCTGGGTCATGATAAGCTGGACACGACAATGCAGTATGTTGTACTGGACGAGCGGGACAAAGAATATAGCTATAGGAGGTACGCCGGATGATTGCTGTGGATATCCCTATGCCGAACAGGTGCATCAACTGCCCTATGTCGTACATGATCCGGACCGGAGATCATGCCGGCGAGACGATGTGTGAGGGGCTTGAGGCCAATGGTTTTTCTGTGTCGAATTGCATCGTTAACGAGATGCGTCCGGCCAGACCGGCAAACTGTCCGATCAAATGCCTCCTGGACGATGATGGGAAGTGAGGTGGACAGATGAAGACATTTGATGCGAGATTTGTGCCATCAAAATACCTGGACAGAACAGCGCATGAGGAACCTATGCGCATCCAGAGAACCAACAGCCTATGCACCGACTGCGAGCGATCCGTCCGTGGCCGTTGCTCATGGCGGGAAAGATTCGAACCATATCCGGGATGGGTGGCGGAACGGAATGATATCAAAGTCGGGCCGCGCCTGGAGAAAGCCGAAAGCTACTATGTGAAGTCGTGCCCTGGCTTTGTGGCATCACATGAGACAATCCGAATCCTCCGGGAACGGAAGAAGGGCGTTACCGAGCATTTTTACCTTGTGCGCCGGATTAAGCTGAAGCCTGAGCATCTGGATGATGAGGGCTGCACAAAACTCTTTTCAGCGGTCATCAAAGCTGTTCGGGTGGACTATGTAACGATCAAAGAGCACCGGGCAAAGCTCCGACAATGGATCAGGGAAAGTCCGTACTTTGCCGATCCGGAAGCGGTTATTGAGGCGCTTGAAAAGGTTGCTAAGATCTGTGATGCTGATCATATCAAGCGAAAGAATTACATGCGCTGGGGCAGTCTGGAGCCGCCGGAATACAAAAAAGATCATGGGAGGATTAAGTATCCGAGGCCGGTCAAGAGGCGGAGCGGACACTGGCTGATCTTTAACCCGCACACGGATCAGGAGTTTGCAGAATGCTCAATCTGCGGCCATGAGCATCCGAAACCGGACTATCCAAGACTTTGTCCCGATTGTGGGGCATTTATGGTGGAGCGTGAGGAACATGTTTGATTTAGCCAGGATGCGGCAGCTGAACGCCCGGTATTTGGATCTTTACTTCCGGGTCGAACAGGCGGAAGCTAACGCCACTCGGATCACATCCAATATCACCGGGATGCCACGGGGAGGAAGCGGGAACCGTCAGGAAGACGCTATGGTGGCATACGTGGATGTGAAGGAAGCATACCGGGCGGTGCTTGCTGAGTTGGAATCAATGCGGGCCCAACTGGCTCCAGCACTCGACAAGCTGAGCGAGGAAGAGGCCGGGATCATGCGTCTTCGGTACATGTATGGTCATACCATCGGAGAGATAACAAGAATGCGAGGCATGAGCCGGGCCACTGTCTATAGGTATCTGAAACAAGCAGAGGGAAAAGTTGTTCAGATAATTGAGACACTGTGAGACGAACATATATGGTATTATGCTATCGTGCAAAGATAGCACAGAGTGCTTCTTCATTGGGCCGCTCCTTTCTTCGTGGGGAGGCACGAGCTAATCGTGTCTCCCCTTTCCTATCGAGGTGTCATGAATCGAGATCCAGCAATCGAAAGGTTCTACACGAGTCATGCATGGCGGAAGTGCCGTGATGCTTTCCTGAAAGATCGCGGAGGCTTGTGCGAGCTGTGCGCAAAGAAGGGTCTTATTGTACCTGCAAATCATGTGCACCACGTGACGCCAATCAGGCCAGAGACGGTGGATGATCCACTGATCACTCTGAACTGGGATAACCTGATGGCTTTGTGCGAAGATTGCCATCAGGAACAGCACCGGACGAAGCGCTGGCGGTGCGATGCGATGGGACACATAAACTTAGGAGGTGATTAGTTGGATGTTGCATTACTAATGTCGTATGTTGAACAAGGTATGACACGGCAACAGATTGCTGAAGCGATGAGCTTACCACGAAGTACGGTTAATAATTACTGCTCAAGGCATGGAATAACAACAAAACGCCCGGACATGACGGGAAAGCGACCGTTGAGGGACAACGTTAGAAAAACACTTGAACTTCGAGAAAAAGGTATGAGCTATCGAGAAATAGCTAAAACGATGAACATACCGTTGCACAGGGTCGCAAGTGCTTGCCAAGATCATGGAGCTGGTGGCGCAAAAGTTGAACAACGATTAACAGATGAACAAGTTGCTGATTATGTCAGCAGATCGGGCTTTGATTATGTGGCTGGGTATCAATCGCAAAAGAAGCCGATCACGGTAAGGTGCAGACGATGCGGTCGAACATTTGAAAGACAATTCCATATTTTCAGGGACGTTGCAACAGGGACGTGGGAATGTGGAAATGAATGTCCGTTTTGCAGATCAGATCGACTAAAAGAAGAACGAGAGCGAAAACAGACAGAGAAAAAAGCAGAACGCGAACGTGATGCGCGGATCAAGGCAGAACAGCGAGCAATAAGGCAGGCTGATCTGATTAGTCGCCAGATGGAAGAACGACTGGCAATTCATGTTTGCAAGAACTGCGGGACGGAATACTGCATCGAAACAACAGGATACAACAGTAAGCAGTATTGTTCTGAGAAGTGTATGAAGCGCTGGGCCATGCGGATTAAGAATGATCGCAGAATCAGGCGGATGAAAACACGACAGCACGACACTGACATCACGTTGGAGCTGTTATTCAAAAAGGATGACGGTGTTTGCTATTTATGCGGAAAGCAATGTGACTGGAACGACGTGGATGCTGATGGGAATGCTCAGGGGAATTATCCAAGCATTGATCATGTTCGTCCATTGTCAAAAGGTGGAACGCATACGTGGAACAACGTGAGATTAGCGTGCAGGAGCTGCA